TAATGATAGAATCTGGCGAACTACTATGGACGATATGCTTAGGAAACCAGCTGACCTAGTAATCATTGTTTGGTCTGGAATAAATCGTTTTGAATATCTTACTAGAGAAAATGTCTGGAGAAGTGCAGTATGGATTAACCATGCTTTCAATAGATACACTCTAGAGATGCACCCAAGAAGTGAGATACATTTTCACCCTGATATGACACTAGACCAATGGAAAGCAATACAAGGAATGGGGACAAAAGTTAGAAGTATGAGGAGTAACCTCATAGAAACTCTAAACTATATGATTAGTATAAAATATTTTTTAGAGGCAAAAGGAATACCTTACTTATTTTATAATATGTCTAACGGACAGATAAGGTGGGTTAGAAAGAAATTAAACGAACAAAGAAAAGAGGGAGCAAATATAATATGGGACGTAGAGCATATGAAAGAAAAAGATTATTATGCAGAGCTACCCTTTTTAGAAGAGGAAGCTTTCTATGATATGTGCAAGAAAGCAAAGGTGCCATTTGGACCGAAAGACCACCCACTAGCGGAAGGTAATAAGTTGATGGCAGACAGAATAATAAAGGATATATACAAGTATGGATATGATAAAATCATTACTAAATAAATTAGAAGCCCTATGTTTCTATTTAAGACATCGTTGGTCTTATGAAGAAGATACCCACATCTACGAGGAGGATTAAATTTTAATCTCAACTTTTGGTAGGAATTTCAAAAATAGTTCTTGACACAAGCCCAAAAATTATATATAATATATTATATATTTGAGAGAGAGAAGATTAAGTGAAACAAATTATACCACCAACTGATTGTCCTACTTGTGGTTCATACCTCGAGTTAGTAAACGACCAGTTGTTCTGTCGCAGCACTTCGTGTTCGGCACAATGGGATAAGAAGTTAGAAGGCTTTACTTCAACGCTCAAAATAAAGGGCTTCGGCCCTTCAACAATAAATAAATTGCAAATCCAAGATTATGCAGAAATTTATCAACTTACTGTAGAAGAAATACAGAATAGATTGGGTAGTCAAAAGATTGCCGAAAAGCTAGTAGCAGAACTCGAGAAGTCGAAATCGAGTAAACTTCAAGACCTACTTCCAGCTTTTAGCATACCACTGATTGGTCGTACTGCCTCTGCTAAGATATGTAGTGTAGTATCTCATGTAGAAGAAATAAACGAGTCAACTTGTAGCAAGGCAGGACTTGGACCAAAAGCCACAGAGAATTTACTCACATGGTTAGAATCAGAATATTATCCAGAGTCTTACAAAGACAACTTGCCGTTCAATTGGAAGAATAAAATAGTAGAAAAGAAAGAGGTCATAGGTGTCGTGTGTATTACAGGGAAGTTGAAAAGTTATCCTACAAAGGCTCATGCCCAAAAGGTTTTAGAAAGCAAAGGATTTGTAGTTAAATCAAGTCTGACAAAAGACTGTACTCATCTCATAAATGAGTCTGGAATTGAGTCAGCCAAAACACAGACAGCTCGTGACCGAGGTGTCATTATAATAAATAATATAGTGAAATTTTTAGGAGAATATTAATCATGGCATTACCAAAATGGACTGATGAAAGAACTCAACAACTAACAGATTTTGTTGGGTCAGAAAGCCCTGTTTCACAGGCAACAGTTGCTAACGCAGCTGACGAACTAGAAACTTCAGTAAGAAGTGTATCTAGCAAATTAAGAAAAATGGGATTCGATGTTGAATTAGCTTCAGCTTCTCAAAGCAAAGCTTTCTCAGACGAGCAAGAATCTACATTATCTAACTTCGTACAAGACAACAGCGGTAGCTACACATACGCAGAAATCGCTGAAAACTTTGAAGGTGGAGCATTTAGTGCAAAATCTATTCAAGGTAAAATCTTGTCAATGCAACTTACAGAGCATGTTAAACCTGCTCCTAAAGTTGAGACAGTTAAGTCTTACAACGAAGACGAAGAAGCAACATTCGTTTCAATGGTAAACGATGGTGCATATATTGAGCAAATCGCAGAAAGCCTTGGCAGAAGCGTTAACTCAATTAGAGGTAAAGCATTATCCCTACTTAGAGCAGGAGAAATCAATGCTATACCTAAGCAAGAGCATGTAACTGGTAACAGTAAAGCTGACCCTTTAGCAGACATGGATATTTCAGACATGTCAGTTGAAGATATTGCTGATGAAATCGGCAAAACTGTAAGAGGCGTGAAAACAATGCTTACAAGAAGAGGCTTACAATGTGCTGATTACAATGGCGCAGCTAGAAAAGAAATAGGTTAATAACTTATTACTTGTCAGCGGGTAGGCTATTCTAGTCTATCCGCTTTTTTGTTTGGGAGAGCAATTAGTGACTTTAGAAAGTGCATTATTAAAACAGATAATATCGAACAGTGAATTTGGGACATGGAATAGTCTCAAGGAACACTATTTGCCTGAAGGTGAGTACCGAAAAATATGGAAAATAGTTGATAAGCATGTTCATAAATATCATGCACTCCCTACTTTCGAAGACCTCAAACTAGAGATTCGTTCTAGGGAATTACAAGAAAAAGTATTCGCAATAGAAACTGTAGAGACAGATGTTCCAAGCGAATTACTTTTAGATTATCTAAAGAATCAATTCACTCAAAATGAAATACTTCATAGAGTCGAGAACTTTGTAGAAAATCAGATTGCGATAGGCGATGCTCGTGAGAACATTGACTTATTACAAGAGATAGTAGTTCAGGTTGAAGACCAAGTCGAGACCTCAGATGATAATGAAAGTATGGAAACGATTGAGTTATTTGATAGTGAGGAGGACTTAGCTAAGTTCCTTCCACTAGGTCTGAATCAAGAGTATGATTTAGACTACACATTCTCTCCCAAAGACTTGGTCGTTATTGGCGGACAGCGTGGTGGTGGTAAGTCTTTTACCTGTTGTAATGTAGCAGTGGCTGCTCAGCAGAAACAAAAGTCAGTACTATACTTCACAATCGAGATGGATAGTAGACAAATACTTCAAAGAGTATGTGCTGTTGCCACAGGTGTTCCTACCAACCGTATCAAAACCAAAAACCTATCTCCTCTGGAGTGGGAAAAGGTTGCGGAATGGTGGGCAGATAGGTTTGATAACGGAGGAGAAGCTTTGACCAGTTATAAAGGTCATCGTGACTTCGATAAGTTTCATTATGAACTTACTCGTAATCCTCTTGCAGATAAACCTCAGGTAGATGTATTCTACGACCCTGCTCTTACAGTTGCTAAAGTTATTAGCACAGTAAGACAAAAACAAGCACAGCTCCCAGATTTAGGAATGGTAATAGTAGACTACCTAAACCAAGTTAGACGCCATAACGCCCCAGGTCGCTCAGGTCAATATGATTGGACTGAACAGATAGAAATATCTAAAAGTCTAAAACAACTCGCGCAAGAAACCAATATCATGGTTGTATCTGCGTTCCAAACAAATGAAAAAGGTGAGGCTAGATTCTCGAAAGGTATTCTTGACGCTGTTGATGCAGCTTATAGTGTACAGCATTGGGGAGATGCGGAGCCTTGTATCAAGTTCAAATGTGATAAGATGAGAAATGGAAAAGCAGAAACATTTGTGTCCGAAATGAATTGGGACACACTAAAGATTGGACCTCATACTGCACTTGACCCAGATGAAAAAGCCGAGTTAAAAGAAACAATGACAACAGGGGAAGATACATATGATTTATAGGGGGTGTAGCTCAGCAGGGAGAGCAACTGCCTTGCACGCAGTAGGTCGCTGGTTCGATTCCAGTCACCTCCACCAATTTAGGAGAACACATGGCATATGATAGAGTAAGCAGAACAACAGCAGAGTTAGTGCCATTACCACCACATACTTGGTATGTAAGAACAGTAGGGTGGTTATTAGAACAAGAAAAAGTACAAGAGAATATAAGAGAGGTGCCAGAAAATCAACCACTAAAAGAAGCACTAATAAGAGAGGGCATACGGTCACCGTTTTTATGTATGCCAAACTGGTACCCTATTGCAGGTAGTCAAAGACTGAGAGTTCTCGCAGATATACCTGAATTACATAGTGCAGAAGTGAGAGTATGTAAATTTGATAAAGAGTGGTGGTTGTTATATTACTTATGGGGTGATGAAGAATTTAGGAACAAAGCAATAGCTATCTGGTTTCAGATGGCAGAATTAGTATGGAAGTCGATGTATTATGAAGACGACCCATCATTTTTAGAACATGAAAAATTAGGAGATGAATTACCGTGGAAACACAAGTCAAAGTTAACGGGCAAGTAATAATTCTAGCAGACACAAATCCTTTATATGATGAAGGATACTGTCAATGGAAGAATATAAATACAGGTCAGATATGGAATGTTGATGGTAGTACAGCACCAGTATGTTTCAATGCTGAGCTAGCAGAACATGGAAAGATTACTTTCTTAGCTCCTTTAGCCAGTAGTGATGGAATATATCCATACATGATAGAAATAAATAGAAACAAAAAGACACTCTACCACAGAAATGTAGAGGAGATAGACACAACATGGAATGAAAATCAAATTCAAGTACACTTTCTTTATGATGGTAATATCTTTGTAGATATTTGGGAAAGAGGTGTAGGTTATGTACCAAGTTGTGGAACAGGAGCTGCAGCTGCAGCTTTACTCAGTAATAATAAAACTGTAGAAGTATATTGCAGAGGCGGTAAGTATATAATCGAAAAGGATTATTACAGATGGACTATGGAGGCGGAAAATATTTCTTGACAAATCCTTAAAAATTTGTTATAATATATGTAATTATGATAGCAGAAGATTTATTAAAAGAGAAAGGAATAAAGTATCAGATAAGTGGGAAAGACGCTAAGATTCATTGTCTTAATCCTGAACATGATGACAACAATCCTTCAATGAGAGTGGACAGAATTACAGGAATATTTCATTGTTTTTCCTGTGGTTTTAAAGGTAATTTATTTACACACTTTGGTGCACCATCAAGTCCACTAGAAGTAAGAGTGCATAGAATAAAAGAAAAGATACAAAAAGTTAAAAGCGAAACTGTCGGCATACAACTCCCAAAAGACAGACTGGAATGGAGAGGTGGCGGTTTTCGAAACATATCTGAGGAGACCTTGCGTATATGGGACGCGTTTACTTGGAATGTACCCCAATTCGAAAACCGTATCATCTTTCCTATTCGAGACATTACAGGTAAGACAGTTTCATTGATAGGTAGAAGTCTGGACGATTTTAGTAGTATGAAGTACTATATCTACCCAGTAGGAGCGGAAATGCCGTTCTGTCCAGCAAAGGTAAAACCTATTCAGAATAGAGTTATATTGGTAGAGGGCATATTTGATGCTCTTAACCTTTGGGACAAAGGTCTCAAAAATACTGTGTGCTGTTTTGGTACACAGCAAGTGAGTTGGGTCAAACTAAGTCTACTCAAACTTCAAGGAGTTCAAGGGATAGATATTATGTTTGATGGGGACGAGGCGGGAAGACAAGCAGCTGAGAAAGCAAAAGACTTAGCTGAGAAGCTAGAGATGTCTGCGAGAGTAGTAAAACTACGAGATAATGTAGACCCAGGCAATCTAGTAAAAGCAGAAATAGAAAGATTAAAAGGAAAATTATATGGCGATAGCATTAGTTGAAACTACACCCAGTAGTATAAATTACAGTAAATATTTTAAGTTTGAATTTGATAGATATGCACTATGTAGTGATAGTTCTAAGAGAAAAATTCTAAAAAGAGATGTCGATATCGAAATCGATGAAAATGCGTACGATTACCTCATTCTTGTGGGGTCAGACGCTTTTAAATTCTTTACAAAAAAGACATCAATAACAGAGTACAATGGAAAAATAATTGATGATAAGTTTTTGCCATTACTCAACCCTGCTATGATGAAGTTCAAACCAGAGGCAAAGAAAGCAATCGAGGAAGCCATCGAAGACATTCACAAGTACGTAAGCGGAGAATTGACGCAGAAAAAGATTCCAGAGGACAGATGTTATGGAATCACAGATAGTAAAGAACTAAGTCGTTTTCTTATCAAAGCAAGAGACTGTGAAGATTATGACTTCGTAGCACTTGACTCCGAGACATCAGCGTTATACTGTAGAGATGGTTATATGCTAGGCTTCTCAATGAGTTATGAGCCAGAGCATGGCGTTTATGTAGATTGCGATGCCATAGACCAAACTTGTGAAGCACTTATGCAACAAATATTCAATAAGAAAAGAGTAGTATTTCATAATGCTAAGTTTGACTTACAATGGTTTCAGTATCATTTCAACTTTGAGTTTCCTCATTTTGAAGATACAATGCTTATGCACTATATGTTTGACGAGAATCCAGGCACACATGGTCTGAAAACACTCGCACTCAAACATACAGACTACGGCGATTATGAAGCAGAACTTGATAACTGGATTACAGATTATCGTAAAAGAACAGGAATACTAAAAGCATCGTTCAGTTATGACATGGTTCCATTTGATGTAATGAGACACTATGCTGCAATGGACGCAATAGTAACATTTCTATTGTTTCAAAAGTTCGAGAAAGCAATTGTAAAGAATGAGAAACTTACATGGGTATATAAAAATATATTGATTGAAGGTTGTAGATTTCTTACACAAGTAGAAGATAATGGTGTTCCATTTGATAGTTTTCGATTAGAGAAAGCACAGAAGATAATGCAAGAAGATATAGACAATGCAGTAGAAAAACTACAAAGTTATCCTGAAGTCAAGGCATTTATTAAAGCCAAGGGTGGATTCAATCCGAACTCAACAGTACAATTACGAAGTCTTTTATTTGACTATATTGGTCTAGCCCCAACGGGTAAGAAAACGGGTACTGGAGCAGATAGTACAGATGCGGAAAGTTTACAGAAACTTGCGGAAGACCATGAGATTCCTGCTTTGATTTTGGAAGTTCGACAAAAGGTAAAGATTAAGACTACTTACTTAGACAAGATTATTCCTAACTTAGACATGGACGGTCGTCTGAGAACAAACTTCAATCTACATGGAACAACTAGTGGTAGATTGAGTAGTAGTGGTAAACTGAATATGCAACAGCTTCCAAGAGATAATCCAACTGTCAAAGGTTGTATCAAAGCTAAAGAGGGCAATGTAATCGTGGCAATGGACTTAACAACAGCAGAGGTATATTGTGCCGCAGTATTGGCAGATGACAAGAACTTGATGAAAGTCTTCAAAGATGGAGGAAACTTTCACTCAACGATTGCGAAACAAGTATTTCGACTGCCATGTGAGGTCGAAGATGTCGCTGAACATTACAGTATCGAAAGACAACAGGCAAAAGCCGTAACATTCGGTATTATGTATGGAGCTGGCCCTGCAAAAATCAGTGAGCAAGTTACCAAGGACTCTGGTAAATACTTTAGTCCAGCAGAGGCAAAAGGAGTTATTGATGATTATTTCATGGCTTTCCCTAAACTAAAAGCATGGTTATCTAATACACAGAAGTTTATTCAAGCAAATGGATTTATATACAGTCATTTTGGCAGAAAGAGAAGACTACCGAATGTATTTTCACAAGATAAAGGTATTGCTTCTCACGAAGTTAGAAGTGGTGTAAATGCCTTAGTGCAGTCTGTGGCTTCAGATGTTAATTTACTTGGAGCTATTGATATGCAGAAGTATATTGTACAGACTGGTATGAAAGCCAAGATATTTGCACTTGTTCATGACTCTATACTTGCAGAAGTTCCCGAAGACGAAGTAGAATTATACAGCAAGAAACTACAAGAGTTTGTACAAGCAGATAGAGGACTATCTATACCAGGTGCCCCGATTGGGTGTGACTTTGATATAGGTGGTGATTACAGTATGGGTAAGTTCGAAAAGTTTTATGATTTGGCATAATGAAAGACTAATATTTATACACATTCCGAAATGCGGAGGTACTTCGGTTAGACGATGTATGCAACATAAGTTAGGTGGAAAACATAAAAA